GCATGGCTTGTATAACTTGAGCGACTTCTTGCCTAAGAAACCAGGCGAAGTTGAGTTGAAAGTCATGAAAGAAATGTTTGAAGCAAGTGTTGACGGCGAGCCATATGACATGGAACGTTGGGGTCAGTACTTCAAACCAGCAGGAATGAGCCAAAACACTGGCGATCCTAACAAAGCAACTCCTAAAGCAGCACCTGCTCCTACTCCGGCAGCAAGTGACGACTTTGATGACGAACCAGCTCCTGTAGCTAAGGCCGCACCTGCACCAAAAGCAAGTGCCCCAGCAGCATCAGAAGGCGGTGACTCACGTGCCCAAGACATCTTGGCAATGATCCGTAATCGTCAAAAAGCGTAAACGGCTTGGGCCTCTGCAACCTAGTTGTACGCCCGGGTTATCTTATTTAGGAGAAATAACTTATGGCTACAAAAGCCTTCGATTTATCGAAATTTAGAAAGACCTTGACCAAATCAATTGATGGTCTGGGCATTGGATTTAACGATCCAACAGATTGGGTTAGTACAGGTAACTTTGCACTAAACTATCTAATCAGCGGTGATTTTAACAAAGGTATTCCTTTGGGCAAGGTTACTGTATTTGCTGGCGAATCAGGCGCCGGCAAGAGTTATATTTGTTCTGGCAATATTGTTAAGAACGCACAAGCTCAGGGCATTTATGTTATCCTTGTTGATAGCGAAAACGCACTTGATGAAAAATGGTTACACGCACTTGGTGTAGATACAAGTGAAGAAAAACTTCTCAAGTTGAACATGGCTATGATTGATGACGTGGCAAAAACAATCCACGAATTCATGACAGAATACAAAGCTATGGAACAACGTCCTAAAGTCTTATTTGTCATAGACAGTTTGGGTATGTTGCTTACCCCTACCGACATTAATCAGTTTGAAGCTGGTGATTTGAAGGGAGACATGGGTCGTAAACCTAAAGCATTGACAGCATTAGTTCGTAATTGTGTAAACATGTTTGGTAACTATAATGTAGGTATGGTTTGTACTAACCACACATACGCAAGTCAGGATATGTTTGATCCAGATGACAAAATTTCAGGCGGACAAGGCTTTGTCTACGCAAGTTCAATCGTTGTTGCAATGAAAAAATTGAAGTTGAAAGAAGACGAAGACGGTAACAAGGTTTCAGAAGTCAACGGTATTCGTGCCGCTTGTAAGATTATGAAAACTCGTTATGCAAAGCCTTTCGAAACACTACAAGTTAAGATTCCATACGAAACAGGTATGAATCCTTACTCAGGCCTTGTTGACTTGTGTGAGAAAGCCGGCTTGTTAAAACAGTCTGGTAACAGACTTGCATGGATTGATCCAGAGACAGGTGAGGAATTCAAATTCTACCGAAAAGAATGGAAAGATGATAAATTAGATATGTTAATGGCGAAATTCCATATAGCATATAGTAAAACAACTACCATTCCCGAGGAGACAGAAGAAGATGTTGAATGAAACACAAGTTGGTGATATTTGGTTAAACTTTGTCGAGTACATTGATAAGAAACAATTGGAAACAGTAGCAGAACGTTACATTGACCTGTTGGCAGACTTTGGTGTATCTGATAAAGTATTGCAAGCGGCTACTGGCGTTGACGAAATCCTTGACCAAGCAATTGGTTATTACCTCAATGAGGACGAAGGGTTTGTCGACGAGGACGAGGATTACGGGGAACTGGAGTTTTAATGGGTTGGTATTCTAAGGTTTCTAAGGATATTAGTAATATTCCAGATGCGGCAGATTACTTTCATGCTGAATTAATTGAAGCAAAGAAAGAATGTAACATCTCCGGTAATGTTGAACGTGCCGCGGCGCAAATGCCTGGCGTTGTTGAACAAAGGTTTGGACAATTACAAGAAATTGAAGCAATCTTAGAGTATCTCAACATTGAACTGCGTCGTCTTAAGAGTCAACACTTTCGCAAGTACTTGGAAAACTATCAACGTGCTCTAAGTAGTAGAGATTGTGAGCGTTATGTAGAAGGCGAATCAGATGTTGTTGATTTTGAAAAAATCATCAACGAATTTGCCCTACTACGCAACAAGTGGTTAGGTATTACTAAAGCACTTGATCAAAAACAATGGCAAATTACCAACATTGTTAAATTACGTGTTGCTGGCATGGAAGACGCTTCCTTATAATTCATTCTCTCAAAAGAGAGACCGTAGGCCTTAAATAATATTGAGGCCTATTTTTTTCTAAGAGGTTGACCTTTGAAAAAAGTTAGTGTATACTATATAATATGACAACAGTTGATAATTTATTGCTCGAGCTTGCAACTTCTACCACACCAACAATAGAAGAACTTATGCCAAGCAAAGACAGCAGGGTGTTAAGAAGCCTTGCAACGTCGGTATCTAACCATTTATTCATTACTGAAAATCAAAGTCGCTTGCTGCTTAAAATTCTTCGAGAAAATCAGAAAAAACTCGGAGAAATTTCAAAAAATTTGAATGAGGTAATTTCAACACCTTCGTGGTCAAAACCTTTTAGGCACATAGAACAGGTAAGAAAATTATATCTTGCACCAAATGACGAAGAAGAATTGACACTGTTTATTGAATTTACCTTCAATTCAGAAATTCGGCGAATTTTACAAGAATTGACCAAAAAATGTGAAAATTTAACACCACTGTCTAATGGTAAAATTTACACTGCCGCGTATACTGAGCAAAATATTATAGCATTGGTCGATGCATTGACTCCTGCTGATTTTGTTATTGATGAAATTATACAAAATCACCATAGGACCATAAAATCGTGGTCTGAACAGGAAATTCGTGACCAATTTTTACTGACTAACATAACACACTTGACCTTTCAAAAGCACATTACCGAAGATTTAGGTATCAACACCACTATCGACGATAACATCATTGCTGACCGAAGTGTGCGGTATCAGTATTTCACAGAAATTGCCAAAAAAACCGGTGAGACGCTAACTGAAGTAATAGCCAACCGGTCAAAAACAAAAGTATGGGTTGATAAAAATCAGCACACACTGGTCGAAGTTATTGCCAGTTTAAAAGAATTGAAAAGATTACCGGTGTTAGTGGTTTTCGACACTACAGTCAATAGCAAGTACATTACTAACCTGGAAATTTTGTCAAATTCCCTGGAAGAAAATGGAATTTTTGACAACATTGGTATTTACTTCAGATTAGCCAATGACGACATGGGCAAACAATTTAACAAATTTATTGCTGATAAGAAGTACAACTATAACCTTGCATCAGACACACAAGTGGCCTGTGTACAAAGTGGAAAATTACCGAAATTTTTCCTAAAAAACGCTTGGAAGCCAATGAGTGTTATTGCATTAGATAGTAAGATGGGACTGCGTCACGGAAAGACTGCTACCTATTCTAATTATTGCGACTGCATAGTCGAGTGGTCAGACGAGCCGGTTTTGGCCGATGTATTGAGGGTTAAATCTTGACCGTAAAATTAGTGATTCGAGACGAGGTTAATATCAAGTTTGAAAACTTGAGCCTTGATGCACGAAAAAAATTAGCCAATACATTTAAGTACGAAGACCCAACAGCAAGGTATCGTCCTGCTTACAAACTTGGACGTTGGGATGGCAAAGTCAGTATGTTTGGACTTGGCGGAAATGGCTATTTGAGCCAATTAGAAAAGTGTCTTGGAATACTTTCTGACATGGATATCGATGTAGACGAACTTGAAGATTTACGCACTACACGCAAGATCGAATTCACTCCAGTAACAAATAATTACTGGGCAGATATGGGAAAAGTCTGGCCAGCGGGTCATCGCTTTGCAGGTCAGCCAATTGTACTGCGTGATGATCAAACAGAAGTAGTTAACAGATTTTTCACCAATACTCAAGCACTGCAAGAAGTTGCTACAGGTGCTGGTAAAACTATCATGACAGCAACATTAAGTCATTGTGCTGAAAAATACGGTCGCACTATTGTTATTGTTCCCAATAAGGACTTGGTAGTGCAAACAGAAGAAGATTACATTAACGTTGGCTTAGATGTGGGTGTTTACTTTGGCGATCGCAAAGATCTCAACAAGACGCACACTATTTGTACATGGCAAAGTCTCAATGTGTTGGACAAGAAAAGTAAGAATTGGGACTTAGATGTTGCAATGACCTTGGCAGAATTCCTCGACGGTGTTAAAACAGTTATAGTTGATGAAGTACATATGGCTAAGGCAGAAGTTCTTAAGAATTTGCTGACAATTAACTTGTGTAATGCTCCGATCCGTTGGGGACTAACAGGTACAGTTCCTAAAGATGCATTTGAAGCAGAACCTATCTTTGCATCAATTGGTCCAGTTGTGGGTGGTATCAAGGCACACGAACTACAAGAAATGGGTGTACTTAGTAACTTACATGTAAACATCTTACAACTAATAGATTTACCCGAGTTTAAAACATACCAAGAAGAATTAAAGTATCTTGTCACTAACAAAGACAGGATGACATATTTTAGTAAACTAATATCAGGCATAAGTGACACAGGCAATACATTAATTTTAGTTAATAGAATTGATACAGGCAAAATATTAACAGAAATGATTGAAGGCGCTGTTTTTATATCAGGCGAAGTTAAGGGCACTAAACGTGCGGAAGAGTACAAAGAACATGCAACAAATGATAACAAGGTTACTGTGGCGACTTTTGGTGTGGCCGCTGTGGGTATTAATATCCCCCGTATTTTTAATCTGGTTCTTCTTGAGCCCGGAAAGAGCTTTGTTTGGGTTATACAATCTATTGG